GTAATAGTTATCTTAGTATTCATAACAGTAATTGGTTTAATAATTTCTAGTATTAAAGAAACATCAAATAATGTTAAAGAAACAACTCAACACGTTATGGAAATTTCTCAAAGAGATTCTTTAAAAGAAGAAATGAAAGAGCTTAAAAAGATGATTAAAGTTAAACAACAAGAATTAGAAAACTTAGTTCATGCAACTGAACAAGCAAAACGTAGAACTGTAACAAATTTAACAGTTGAACAAGAGGAAGCAATCGACTTATATGAAAGAAACGGTATTAGATTACCTATTGACATCATTGAAGAATTAAGCTATTCTAATAATGTTACATATCATTCAGCGGTATCATTCATCGAAATGCAACGTAAAGTATGGAAAGCGCAATTCACGGTAACTATGACGAAAGGAATGATTAAATAATGAACAATTTTAACAATAATTTCGAAGGAAACAACGATTTCTTAGTAGTTGGTCAACTAGAAAGGCAAAACAAATTAAAACAACAAGAATTAAAAGAACAACAAGCCATGCGCAAAGCTTATTGCAAAGTAAATGATATTCCATATGAAGAACCACAAGAAATACCCAGCATCGGGCAAGGCTCTTTAAAAGTGATATGTTTAGTAATGTGGTTATTCATAGTAGGTACTATAATATCAGCATTTATTGGTGAAGGAAACTTTTTAACAAACTTTATGAAAGTGTGGTTTTAATAGTGGATACGCTAAAATACGCAGAAGCATTATTACTAATAAACAAACAACATCGTAACGGTGAAATAGACACAGAAACATCTGTTAAACTACATAAGTTTTGCAAAGAATTACATTTAATTTGGAAGGAAAAGAAAACAAAATGAAAACAATAATTCGTCACTTCAAACCAAGATACCCAGAACACGGAAATATTCGTTTTAAAGCGTCCCAATCCGTGACGGAATTAATTAAGATAGCAGATGAATACTGTAAGAAGTACGGTTTCGATTACGAAGAACCAATATATAAAGTTATAACAGGGTCTGAAAACCACAACACTAATACGTATTCTTATTCAAAACTAGATAAACTAAAATTCAAAAAAGACGTTCACATAAAAGAACAATTCTACTACGAAGCGAGACTCAGAAAGGTTGTCTAAAATGATTACTATACAATACAATAAATACGGATCAGAACTAGAAATAAACACACAAACATTTACAGGTGATAACTGTTTCGATGATTTTCTATATTGGTTTTTCAAACATGATATAAGAGATTACAAATTCTTAAAAGGAAAAGAATATATTTTAGGTGAAATAAAACAAAAGGGGATAAATAACAAATGAAAAGAAGATTTATAATACACCCAATTTTAGGAAATAGATATTGGTATCAATTACGTAAAAGAGCAATATTAGAGAATAATAATGGTTTATTGGAACACGCAAATAATATTGATAAATGCGGACAAAATTACTTTGATTATTGCTATGAAAACGGTCTTGATTATTACGAACATTACGATTTATCTCTCAGAGAAGACAATAAATATAATAACCCCTCCAAATAAGGAAGGGTTTTTTTTCTTTTATGATATATTAAGGTTCTACGCTTTCCTATGTATTAACAGTATATCCAAATTTTCAATTCTTTAATCTTTATATCTTTTAAATATCTTTTAAATATTTATATTATACATTATCTATTATATATCCATTTTATATCTAAAATATATTTCACCGCTCGGTCTTGAACTTAATCTCTTCATTCTTTCGTTCTTAAGTTCAATCTCTCGCCAGTCGCTCCATACTTCGCAATTACGCTTTTTATTGCACACCCATCTTTTTAAACATATCGTAAGAAGCTTGTCTAACTATCTGATTATCAAACATCAACAATCCCTTTTTAAATGCTCTTATCATTTTAGATAGGTAAACCTCATTTTTATAATTATTAACCAAAATTTTATTTTCATCCATATCTTCTTTCGTTAACACAAACGATTTTCTAGAAGAGGGGTCGTAATCCTGACTCAAGAACATATAATCACTTTTCGTATCAACCCACATACCCATAGTAAAACCTTTATATGTAATGTTACAAAAATGAATACTTGTTTTAGCTCTTTTCATGATAAATGTCTGAACATCATGTGTGAATTCGTTATCAAGTGACATTCTACCATATTCTAACTCACTAATCATAGCACCGAATCTAGTCTTAATGCGTTCCTCTTTAAAATCAGCACCATCAGGTATTTCAAGAACTGTATGTTTATAAGGATAGAATCTTTTAAACTTTCCATCCTCATTCGGCTCAGGTAAAATATTAAAATACAAGAACCACGGATTAACTACAGACACCGAGTTACTTAAACAAACACATCTAAAGTTGTCACGATTACGAATTACAGTATCTATAATATTTAGAAGACTTTCTACACAGTTAGGAGGATACCCAACATTATCTTTCTCACGAATAAACTCATCAAATAATATCGTCTCAACATTAGGGAATGAATTACCTTTAAAACTTTGCCAAGCACTTAAAGGAACAGCAAACCCAGCAACTTGCCCATCTATATAAAACTCTTTCCCTTTAACCTCAAATTTATGATCAGGAAATTCTTGACTAACATCATTAAATAATTGAGAAATCTTTTTTAACTCTGTTTTGTACATTCTCAAGTAAATAAATTGCGCACCTGTTTTTAAGAATCTATTAATAATATATTTTTTCATAGCATAAGTCTTACCTATACCCCTAGAAGCAATAACGAAGCTTATGATTCTGTTATAACTCAACATTTGTTGTGGATTATAATATAAATCTTTTAACTTATCTTTTTCTAATTTATTTTTTACTTTTTCTTTTTTACCTTCTTTTTTAATCTTTTGCTGTTCTTCAAATTCAAACAAAGTCAAGTTTTCCATAACAGAACCACGCTCCTTTTTATGATTGTTTCACATGAAACATTTAATTTTTATCGATTTCTTTTAATCTTTTCAGTTCTTCTAACTTACACAAATCCATTATCTAAACGAACCCCACTTACTCACTCGTTCTCCGTTACTCGTTTCACCACTAGCAATGTAAGTACCATCTACACCTTTTAACCAAACATATCCATAAGCTTCATAGCCATACGAATTATACGTGTATTCGCCACCATCCGACAGCGTTCGAATATGTTCACTATTCACACTAGGTTCTTTACGAACTTTAATCGCTCTATCAGTAGTAAAAACACCATCCTGTTTCGTAAACCAACTAGAATCATATGCGCTTTGTTCTTGACTTTGACTTTGATTTTTTTCTTGTTCTTTCATAGGTTTCAACATCAATTCTGTTTCAGCTTTACGTCTACGAATCAATCCTGCATACGGTTTCCCACCTGCATTAACAAACAAATTCATAATTCTTGATGCTTCATTCCAATTACCCGAATTAATAGCATCCAATAGATTTCTATTATTTCTAAAAATATGACTACCTAAATTGAAAGCAAAGCTACATAACGCATCATACTGGTTTTGGTTCATATCACCCGTTAAATCTCTTTTTGGAACTTCCATATGCGAATCTAAATCATTTGCTAGTAATTGCTCCGCTTTTGATTGGCTAATAACATTGCCACGATAAGCATATTGTTTTTGCGTGTTACCATAACCAATTGTCCAAACACCAACAACATCTTGATAAGCTTTTAAATAACAACCCTCAAAATGTTTAACTAAATCAACACCAACTTTAGAAACACTCATATCTCTAGCTTTCATTATTTCCTCTCCTCCATTTTCTCAATTACAACAGTTAAATCTGTTATTGCTTCCTTGACCCCATCCAGTGTGCTTGTTACTTTTGTCATCATGAACACTGCTACGAATATAGGAAAACCAACCTGGCTAATAAATGGCACTAATTGCTCCACCGAATTCACCTTCATTCTTTTCTTATTTTTTATTTAAATTTTCCACCAAACTTAGGTCGTACTCTATCAAAGTTTAATAGCCAATCTTCATATTGTTTCATTTTATTTTTCTCTTCTTCTTGCCCCGTGTTATCTCCACCACAACTATTTATCGAACCATCCCCAGTTGTGTATAATTGCAAAACCCTAGCATAGTGAAAGTTTCCACCATTTAAATAGCGCCACGGGTAACCAATTTCTATCGCTTCCGGTCTGTTATAAGCAATTTTTATACCAGTCGTATTACCCAAACTAGGGGCAACAACTGTTCTAGAATATTCTATTGATAGCTCAAGTGTATGAATTTTACCTCTTTTACTTATCCATTTCGCATAACCAATACCGTAGTTATATTGCTGAAAAGCTGTCCACATATCACACCCATATTGTAGGGTCGTATCTAGTGATTCTTTAAAGTGTTTTACCCCTTGCCTAATACTTGCTACTGGGTCTTTAATTGCATTCATCGGTAATCCGGCCGATTCAGAACTTTGCATCGGGTCACCACCTGCACCACCTGATTCAACCATCATAATCGCAAGTAATCCTGGAACAGCATCCATTCCAACACCTTGAGCTTTACATTCAGATTCTATTTGAGATCTATAACTTCTAACTTTAGCATTAACCCTTTCATTAATGTCAAATGTTCCATTACCACTATTACTAGGTGGTTGACAAGTACCATTATCAATACCTGTTTGGTCGTTCGTAGTAGCCCATGCATACCCAAAATTAACGACTATCTCAGTATCATTTACAAAGAAAGCTTCCCAGTTATGTACCGCATTAGATTTATCAAACACAGAACCATTCATAACTTCTATATGTAAGTGGTCACCAGTTGCAAATCCCGCTGTACCAGTTTGACCACACTTTTCACCTTGTTTTCTTTTTGTTCCAACTGGATATGCGCTGTGATTATTGTCATGCCAAAACATATATACCATTCTTTTTGTTCCCGAAGGGGTATTGACTTCATTATCTGTTGCCCACATTGTCCCTGCACTCCCTGCATTAACAACAGTCATATCAGCAGGGGCATAATACCACGCTCTTTTTGTTCTAACACCAGATTTTGTTAAATGGATATAATCAATTGCTTTCGCTTTACTATGTGAGAAATCACCAGATTCACCTTGTGTTATATACATAACATCCATGGGGAACATGGAATTTTGTTTTCCATTTGCCCCCACAGACTTTTGTCCCTCTTTCATCGCACAATCATATAACCTAGTGTTGTACTATCAAACGGACAAGGGTTTTTCCATCTGATTTTGAATCCAGTAGTTGTTTTTGCAGGAATCCAAACACCACCGTGGTCAAACATTAACCCAACAAGAACATCATACGAACTATCCTTTTGTTTTAACGCTTCGGGTAACACAACGTCAAATTCAGTTGCATTTATTGGTACTGGATACCTTTGTGTCGGATTGGTTGAATCAGTTCTCACATTATTGTAAATCATACCTATGTTACCGTGACAATATTGAAGCATCCAATAATAGTCTTTACCAGGTGGAACAACATAAGCGGAAATTGCACCATCTACTAAGTCATTACCAGTAATATAGTAATCAATCCAAGTTTTATCTGTATCCATATGCAATGAATAACTAACTGTAGATGAACCCTTTTTAAAGTTATTATCTTGAATAACAACTCTCATTTTTGGTACTGGGTTAGCATCGGTTTCTTTTTGTGATTCGCCAATAGATAAATGTGTTTCAATTGAGCCATTAAATTGATTATCTCTGACAATAAGAGTTGTGTATTTATATATTCTCTCACCAACAGGATTTATTAAAGGATTCCAGAAGAATGAAAAACCTCGACGACAACCAATAAAATGATTTGATTCAACAGACGCAACACCTTGAGGGGGAGATGCAAAACGGACACCGTCTCCACGGTCAGTCAATTTCATAATATTGTTCGATATTTGCACATCTTCGGCAAATCCCATTACTTCAATACCGAACTGGAATTCACCTGTCAATATATTATCTGTTACAATTGTATTTTTACAATCACTTTCAGGATATGAAGCATGATCAACACCAATACCACCCCAAGCTTCTGTGTTTAATTGGTTTGGATAGAATTGGAAAGCATTTCCTCTTGTTAAATGTAATTTATTGTTTTCAACGGTAACATGATTTGTTTTAAAGTAAATATGTATACCGTGATGTAATGGGTCTTTTAAATAACAATTTTTAACACTAACATTAGAAACTCGATGAATCGATATTTGGTCTTCTGAAATCTTATCACAATAACAATTATCTATTAAAATGTTATTAGTCAATGTGTCATCTCGTTTTGTATCGACTAGAATTGCGCTCCATGATAGCCATGTAAATTTTGAATTCTTTAAAACCATATTATTACCACCTAAACGAATACCCGTATATCCAACATATTTTTCTGTTGGCATATTCGGAAAGGCCGTATAATATTTGTCTTCTCCAACTTTAACATAATTATTTTGAATATTACCATGAACCGTTAAACCGTCAATGGTAACATTATTTCCAGTGAACACTAGAATACTCGCTTTTAATCCTTTCGTTGTCAAAGGAGCATTGTCAATAACAGTAACCAAAGAACCTTTACTAAATTGAATGTTCATATTACTAGCTGTAATAACAACCTCATCTGAAACAGTATAAGTACCAAACGGGAAATATACATTTCTATCACCGCAAGCATTTAAAAGGTTAGTAATAGCTTCCGTTTCATCACTACCATCACCCTTTAAACCCACTAACGGTTTGGGTGGTGTTTTAACATTTATCCAATCCTTAGTTATTGTGTCTAACTGTGGAAAAATCTCTTCGTTAATAATTTTCTCTAACGTTCCATCATCCAACCACTCTTGTAATTTCTTTCTAACAGCTTCATCCAAACCTTCATTCATAATCCATTTACATAAAATGTTCCATTGTTCGGCTATATCACCAACAATAAGATTCATCTGATTTAAATGTTCGATTACTTGTATCATTTGCTCGTATATATTCATAGAAGGGTCAAAGGCGCTAGGTAGATAACGTCTATAGTACTCTTGCATGAACCCCGGCATACCATGAATTGGTTTTAAATCTGGTCTTGTCATATATTTTCCCTCCTAATAAACGAGCATAAATAAATCTTTTCTACACTCATCATAAATTTCACTTTCAATTCTTAAAAATGTTTCACGATATTTAGTTAGCATTTCAGAGTATGTTTCCACTCCGATTTTACCAACATAATTTTCATTTTCGTTAAACTTCTCATTTGTTTTACCGTTTTTATTACCAATTGTTCCATTTGTTCCAGTAGCCTTACCAACATCATGGCTTTCTGAATTACTATCAGTTTTAGAATTCGCTTCATCGTGTGTAACACTTTTATCCGTTGTTTCACCAGTACCATTTTTACTAGTATTTTCATCAATACTAATATTTTCTTGATTATGATCTTTACCAGTATTCTCATTAATCTTAGAAGCGTAGCGGATAATCCCTTTTCCGTCTTCTGTTGTGATATCAAGTCTTCCGTCTGGTGTATCTTCTTCTAGCACTCTAGTAAAATTAGTTCCATCAGATGTATTAGAGTTATTACCTTTTTTCGTTCCCG